GCCAGTCCAGAAAAGAAGTTCCAACTTGAAGTTGGAATAACGCGAGATCTGTACAACCTTATCCCATGGGAAGTCTTCGAGATGGTTTATCCTCGTTGGGCTTCCCAACTGCCCCTGGTTGGCTTTCCAGCCTTCCAGGTTGGGAATAAGGTGATCACTGTAGCGAAGGATGCGACAGCTAACCGAGTTATCGCCATAGAACCTGGGATCAATCTTTGGTTCCAGAAATCTGTTGGCGAGATGGTTGGTCGTCGTCTTCTTCGTTGTGGGATCGATTTGCGTTTGCAGTCGAGAAACCAAAAACTCGCGCAGGTTGGTAGTTTGTCAAACCAGCTTGCAACGGTCGACCTCTCTTCTGCAAGCGATTCCATTTCGTGTGCCGTCGTGGAGGAACTTATCCCCCCTCGATGGTTTCACTTGATGGATGCATGTCGATCACACTACGGCACCCATAACGCTCAGGTGAAAAGGTGGAACAAGTTCTCCAGTATGGGGAACGGGTTCAACTTTCAGCTTGAGTCTTTGATATTCTTCGCTGTTGCATGTTGCTGCGCTGAATATCTTCACCTCCCAACGACTGAGGTGAGCGTGTACGGTGATGATGTAATTTTACCGAGCACGTGTTATGAGTTGTTCTCAGAGATGACGCGGTTCTACGGATTTCTCATAAACGGGAAAAAGAGTTTCTTTAACTCCCCGTTCCGTGAGAGCTGTGGTTCACACTTCTTCTCTGGTGTTGACGTCAAGCCAATCTACCTTAAAGGTAGTATTTCATCTGTTCCAGCGATTTATCGCTTGGCGAACGCAATTAGGCGTCTTGCGCACCGTCATAACTCTCGTTATGGCTGTGATGCAAGATTCCAAAGAGCGTTTGGTCTCTTAGTATCTTCGGTTCCCGAGGCCTTACGGCTTCGGATTCCAGAGACTCTCGGAGACGGCGGTTTCATCTCTAGCTTTGATGAGGCTGTGCCCAACCGGGCCCGGCACGGGATCGAAGGATTCCGCGTTCGGAACTTGGTGGAAGTAAGTAGAACTTACCAAG